GGGGATGGTCGTGAGTTTTGTGAAGCGTATATAAGATACAATGCTTTACGTACTTACTTATCAACTTTTGTGGAAGGAATGAAGAACAATGTTGATGAAGATAATTTTATACATCCAGAGTTTATGCAGTGCGTTACAGCGACTGGCAGACTATCTAGTCGAAATCCTAATTTTCAAAATATGCCACGTGGATCAACGTTCGCTATTCGGAAGGTGGTGGAAAGCAGATATCCCAACGGAAGTATTCTTGAGGGAGATTACTCGCAACTTGAATTCAGAGTGGCAGGATTTCTTGCGAATGATACGCAAGTTTTTCAAGATGTTCTAGATGGTACAGATGTACATAGCTATACAGCATCCATCATCGGCTGCAGTAGGCAAGATGCAAAAGCACATACCTTTAAACCTTTGTATGGTGGGGTGAGTGGTACTCGTAGTCAACAAGCATACTACCAAAGATTCAAAGAGAAATATGTACAAGTAACTGAGTGGCACAAAAATTTAGAAAAAGAAGCAGTAACAACCAAAATCATCAAGCTACCATCTGGTCGTGAATATTGTTTCCCCGATGCTAAATGGACTGAGTGGGGTTCTGCAACCAACCGTACTGCCATATGCAACTACCCAGTTCAAGGATTTGCAACTGCTGACTTGCTACCTATTGCGTTAGTTAGATTAGATAAACAAATGAGAAAATTAAAAATGAAGTCTGTCATCTGTAACACAGTACATGATTCTATTGTACTTGATGTTCATCCCGATGAAAAAGACCAAGCAATCAAAGTTTTAAGTGAAGCTATGTTATCCTTACCTCAAGAGACAAAACGTAGGTATGGTATAGAATACAACATGCCAGTGGGTATAGAATTAAAAATGGGTAAAAATTGGCTTGACTTGGAAGAAGTAAGTCTGTAGGCTTAAATTACGTTAACCTTAAATAAACAGAAAAGGAAATATTTATGGATGATAATACACTACAAACCATGTCAACTGAGATGGATGATATCGTCAATACTTTTGGTAGTGACGAAAATGCTTTCATGGAATTGACTGGTCAGAAATCAGCACAGAGATCGAAGGAAGGATTATCTAGGCTGAACATTAACTACGATACAGAAACAGACGATGGCGTAACGTTAACACGTGGCGATTGGAAGATGATGTATGAAGGCGAGATGGTCTACGCCAAAGAAGTATCCATTAGACCAATACTCAGAACTTTTGAGTGGAGTCACTACGATGCAGATGAAGGAGTATTCTCTTGTAAGTCTGTACAGAAACCAACCATGTCAGGAGATTTTCCTGATACAGATGGTGGCAACAAATGTGGTAGACTATCACCAGATGATGAAGCAAAGCTCAAAGAAGACGATCCACTGTATCTTAAGTCTAGGGCTGCAGTATGCAACCAAGTCTTGTACTCCAAAATAAGTGGTAAGTTTACTAGAGCTAACGGTGATGAGGTAGAGGTAAGCGAACATCCCGTTGTTGCGTACTTTAAAAGATCTGGGTTTTTACCAATCAGAAATTTTATAGATAGTCTAACTAAGCAAAAGAAGATTATGCAAAAATGTTGGATTACCCTAAGAACAGACAAAAAGAAAAGGGGTTCGGTAACATACTATGTACCAATTCCAACACTCAGCCACGAAGTAGACATCAAAGACGAAGATAAAGAGTTGATGAAGAAGTTTGCTGAGACTGTGAAAGCACACAATCAAAACGTGCTTGAACAGAGTAGAGAAGTCGAAAAGCTACAAGTTGTAGAAGCAGACGACAGTTTAGCTGACGATTTCAATGCTGCTGCAGTTTAAAATCCAAGACTACATGGAACGTGCAAGTAGGGGGGAAGTTACTGTTCCCCCCGAAGCCGTTTTAGAGTTTGCAAATGATTGCAGAGATTCTGTAACTGTACAGCTAAACAAAGAGAAAAGCTACAAGTTGAGAATGTCTGGTCTGGGTAGACCAGTTTGTCAACAACTATTAGAGAAGAATGGTATTGAGCAAGAAGTACAATACAATCTTCTATTCAGATTTTTATTCGGTGATATCGTAGAAGCAATAGCTGTTCTAGTCTTAGAACAAGCAGGTGTGGATATTGTCGCAAAACAAAAGGCAGTTAAGTTAAACATAAATGGTTCAGAAGTTACTGGTACTTTAGATTTGATTATAAGAGATGAAACTGGACAAGAGAAAGTTTGGGATATCAAGTCTGCAAGTGAGTGGGCATTTAAGTTTAAGTATACTGGCTATGGTGGGTATGATAAAATAAAAGAAGATGATCCATTTGGCTACATCATGCAAGGTCATCTGTACGGAGAAGCAACGGGATTACCGTTTGGTGGTTGGATTGTTGTTAACAAATCAAGTGGTGAGATAGCTATTGTTGAAGCACCAGAGTGGCAAGATCAAGATAGGAAAGAGTATCTTGAAGATGCAAAGAAGCGTGTTCAATTCCTAAATAGACCATTCAAAGAGTTTGTCATACCTTACAAAGATGAGTTTGAAGAATACAAAGGCGAAAGAACGGGCAACAAACTTATGCCAAAGCCTTGCAACATGTGTGGGTTCAAAAGCTATTGTTGGAAGAATGCAACCCTGCATGATAAGATTACATCGAAAGCCAAACAGCCACCACAAGTTTGGTACACGAGATTGAAGAAGAAAGAATTGTAATGCCAGTTATATACACACGAAACTATATGGCAGACCTAATGGAATTAAACGAGGACATGTACCACGTTTATATAGACTCCCATGTGGAGACGGGTGGTGGGAGAGAGACAGTTTTTTTGCGTCAACATGAAAGAGGTATTCCCCTTACTCTTCGTGAGAACTTTTCAAAAGACGGCTCTCTCACTTCCAAGACAGAACAACGAGACATAGTAAAGGTAGAGAATGAATTTCAAGCTATTAGTCACGCATTGGGATATGGTAAAGTAGTATGCCTTCCGATGTTTCCCCTAACAGTCCAACTTATTACAATAGAAAAACAATCCCCCAAACTGGCAGGATACGTAAACAAAAGGATTCAATCATTAGGATTGAAACTGAAAGAGATATGAAGTACAGATCAAAGTTTGAATTAGAATTGGCAAGAATTCTTACACGCCACAAAGTAAAGTTTGAGTATGAATCAAAAAAGTTTCTTTACATACCTAAACCTAGAACGTACACACCAGACTTTTATATACCCGAAACAAATGTCCTCATTGAAGCAAAGGGACATCTTGATAAGGCAGATAGAGTAAAGATGGTTCTTGTCAAAGAACAACACAAAGACTTAGATATACGTTTTGTATTTATGAATGCAAAGAATAAGATATACAAAGGAAGTAAAACAACCTACGCAGATTGGTGTCTCAGACATGACTTCCAGTGGGCAGAGAAAACAATACCTTTAGAGTGGTTAAAAAATGGCAGACGATAAAATAGAAGACTTTATTAAAGAAATGGGGTTGGCAAAAGGCAACTACTATATTATCCTACAAGACGTTGGAAACGATAAATTCAAAATGATGGCTTACGATACAACGGGTAAAGAACATAAGCATGAAACAGAACACTCTGTTGCATCTATAATACACGAGGGTTTGGTTGGATTGCTTACAACAAAAGGTGAAGATTTATTTAACTTTGGTTATTCTGAACTTGCATATCGATATTCAACTGGTAGAATGTTTGATGAAATAATAGACGAAGTAGATAAGCAAAAAGAAATAAAGTATAGAGATAATATAATAGAAGTTGATTTTAGTAAGTAGAGATGGTAATGAGTATATATGATGAAGAGCCAGAACGTTACTACGAATGGATGATCTGGAAGTTAAGAAAAGAAAGAGAGAAGAAAATGAAGAATGGAAAATTAGATTACCACCAAGATATGCAGGATATGGTCAATCATCCACCACATTACAACCAAGCAGGCATTGAAGCCTTAGACGCAATTCTAGCAGCCACAAACGAGGGCAGTGAATATTATCTACAAGGTAATATAATAAAGTATCTTTGGAGATACAGATATAAGAATGGATCTCAAGATCTTGAGAAAGCACTATTCTATTTAAACAAAATGATTAAGGTAGTAAAGAAATTAGAGGAGAATGATGATGTCAATATCAAATAGCTTACCTACCTCTTATCAACAGTTCATACATAAATCACGTTATGCGAGATGGCTAGATGACGAGGGGAGAAGAGAAAACTGGCACGAAACTGTAGAAAGATACGTTTCGTTCATGGAAAAGGCACTTTTAGAAAAACACGATTACAAGCTCTCTGAGGGCGATAAAGTAATTATGACCGAGTATATAACCAATTTGAATGTTATGCCCTCTATGCGTGCGTTTATGACGGCAGGAGAAGCACTTGAGAGGGATAATGTGTGTGGTTATAACTGTAGCTACCTACCAGTGGATAGTCCACGTTCATTTGATGAAGCGATGTACATTCTTATGTGTGGAACTGGAGTAGGATTCTCTGTAGAAAGAGAGAATGTAGATAAACTACCCGTTGTCAGTGAGAGCATGCAGAAGTCAGACGTTGTTATTGTTGTCGATGATAGCAAGGTAGGATGGGCAAAAGCATACAGAGAGTTGATTGCTTTACTCTATTCAGGAATGATACCATCGTGGGATGTATCTAAGATACGACCTGCAGGTGCTAGACTCAAGGTTATGGGTGGCAGAGCATCAGGACCTGATCCGTTGGTTGATCTGTTCAAGTTTACTGTGCGTAAGTTTGAAGAAGCAAAAGGTCGTAGGTTATTTCCAATAGAGTGCCACGATATTATGTGTAAGGTTGGAGAAGTTGTAGTGGTGGGTGGAGTAAGAAGATCTGCACTTATCAGTCTGTCTAACTTGAATGATGATCAGATGAGACATGCAAAAGCAGGAGAGTGGTGGAACGCAAATGGACAACGATCACTTGCAAACAATTCTGTTGCTTACAAAGGCAAGCCTGCTATGGAAACTTACATGAGAGAATGGTTAGCTTTGTACGAGTCAAAGTCTGGAGAACGTGGTATGTTCAATAGGCAGGCTGCAGACAAACAAGTATCAAAGAATGGTAGAAGAGAAACTGGACATATGTGGGGTACAAATCCTTGTTCAGAGATTATCTTGAGACCATATCAGTTTTGTAATCTATCAGAGGTTGTTGTAAGAGAGACTGATGATCTAGCTACCTTACGAAGCAAAGTACGTGTTGCAACCATGATAGGTACATTTCAATCTACTTTAACTGATCTGAAGTACATACGTAAGATTTGGAAAAAGAATACAGAAGATGAAAGATTGTTAGGAGTTTCCTTGACTGGGATTATGGATCATCATATACTATCTAAGACAGTTGATTCAAAGATTTGGTTACAAGAGATGAAACAGATGGCAATAGATACAAATAGAGAGTATGCTGAAGCGATTGGCATACCACAATCTACTGCTATTACTTGTGTCAAGCCAAGTGGCACAGTATCACAATTGGTAGATGCTGCGTCAGGTATACACGCTAGACACAATGATTTCTATATAAGAACTGTACGAGGGGACAACAAAGATCCCTTAACAGAGTTTATGAAAATGGAAGGCGTACCTAATGAGCCAGATGTTATGAAGCCAGATAGCGTAACTGTCTTTTCATTTCCAATGAAATCACCAAGTGGTGCAATCACCAGAACAGAAATGGGTGCAATAGAACAACTAGAGTTATGGAAGTTATATGCAACCTACTGGTGTGAACACAAACCATCCGTTACGATTACTGTAAAAGAAGAAGAATGGATGGAAGTTGGTGCGTGGGTGTACGAGAATTTTGATATCTCCTCTGGGGTTTCCTTTCTTCCCCATAGTGATCACACCTACAAACAAGCTCCTTATCAAGATATAGATGCAAGAGAGTATAACGATTGGAACAGTAAAGTTCCATCCACGTTAGACTGGTCTAAGTTTTCTGATTTTGAGAAGGAAGATAATACAACGGGATCACGAGAATTAGCATGCACTGCAGATGCCTGCGAAGTTGTGGACTTAGGTGCATCGTGATTGTTGAGATACCGATTAGTAGCGATTACATGAGCCGTGCGAAGGAAAAGGCTTCTTCTGTAGGCATATTGCAGGGAAGTATTACGGGTGGCATGAGCAACGTGGTAGGTGCGATAGGCGAGGTAATCGTTGCTGATAGTATTAAGGCGAAAGAAATAAGTACATACGATTACGATCTTGTTAAGGATGGAGTGCGTATAGATGTTAAGACTAAACGTTGCAACACTAGACCTCAACCAAACTATGACTGTTCTGTAGCGTTGCATGGAACAAAACAAGATTGTGATATGTATGTATTTGTTCGCATACTCTGCGATATGAGTAAAGCTTGGATTTTGGGTAGTATATCTAAGGAAGACTTTTACAAGAAAGCTACCCTATATAGAAAAGGGGACATCGATAAAGA